TTCTCAATAAATTCAGGAATAATAGAAGTTGCAGTAGATGTTAAAGTATATCGTGTAAACAGTATCTTATGTCCAGTCTCATAAGTCTTAAAAAGCAATCTAAGATTGACACCATACGACTTACCTGAACCACGACCTCCTGTAATAACAAAATACCTCGTATCGTTTTTGAATAGAGGTATATATTTGTCGTTTAATTTAATTTCTTTACTCATCTTCTTTAGGTGTTATATCTATAACCTTATCCTTAACAGACTTCTCTACATCATTACTACCAAAGAAGTTTATAACAGGTGCATTATTGTTTACTGTCTTTTCTTTTTCTTCCTCATAAGCAAAGTCTGATAATAGCTTTGTATGATTATAAGAGCCTTTCTGTGCTTGTTTTGCTATACTTTTAAAGAACTCTACATCTGAACCAAATACTTCCTTAATAGCTTTCTTAGCGTATGCTTTACGTCTACTTCTTTTAGCTTTATTAAGTGCTGGTTTGTTACTTCTATCACCTTTTGGTGGTTTACTAATAGGAATTGACTTTTTCCTACTGTTATTTTTCCTACCATCTGTAGGCTTTATTTCTTTGCTATTCATACTATTATAACACTATAAATTACTTTCGTTAGGTTGTGTAAGTTATGTTCATTTCTCTAAGACAGTTATTTAACTGTATTCTATACATCAAATATTCTTCTTCAACACTTATTCTAAATTCAAAATACTTAGCTACCTTTTCTTTAAATTCATCGGATAGTTTTATAAGTTCATATTTATAGCAATATAGATATAGTCAGAGGATAAATCTTCACTAATAATATTACTAATCAGACTAAAGTTATGTGAATCAAAGATAATATCTAAGTTTATTGAGTCGTTTAAGAAATCAATATCCTTGCTCATTATAAAAGTAAGTAAGTCTTGTTCTATTTCATTCATACTATAATATACGAATAATTAGATTACTTAATATAAAATATGTTAATAACTATTTTTTATATTTGCTTATTTATATTAATTCTTAACAAAAAAAGAACTAACTTCGCATTATTATTTTGACATCAAAACCTTATTCTCTCGAATAAGATATGAAATTTTAATAAAGGAAGCCCACAAAGGCTTCCCTATAATAATACAAATTTAGAACAATTTAGGATAAATATGTTCTTTTACGAGATTACATATTTGTTTTTTTAGTCTTTTAATTGATTGTTAATAAGTTATACATTTGTTTTATTTATATTTTATTATATTTGATTATGGGTAAAATTAATGCAAAAGCAAAAGGTTCAGCATACGAACGCAAGTTAGCTAAAGAGTTTAGAGATTTTGGATTTGTAGATTGTAAAACTTCAAGGTTTGAATCTAAGATGTTAGATGATGCAGGTGTAGACTTAACACATACTGGTTTCTTTAACGTACAAGCTAAGGCTGTAGAAAAGTTAGGTTCTTATCACGATATATTGGCATCTATGCCACAAGACGATAATAATTACAATACTATATTTCATAAAAGAAATAGAAAAGGTGAAGTAGTTGTTATGACTAAGCAAGACTTCTATGATTTAATGCAAATGTTAATTTCAACAGGTGTTTTAAATGTTAAGTAACAAAGAACAATTTATAAATCTAATAAAAGACTTTATTGATGCTGAACAAGATAGCTAAACACAATAAATTGTGGATAAATACATTACTTAAATTAGGTGCTGATAAAAATTTAGCAGAAGATTTAGTCCAAGATATGTATTTAAGAATAAATGATTTGGTTAAGAAAAAATCTAATATTATGTATGGTGATGATGTAAATAAATATTACATACATATAACACTTAGAAACTTATACTTTAATCATCTAAGACGTAATAAAAGATATCCTGAGATTGAATACGAAGATTCAGGTAAACAAGAAGCTACTTACAACTATGATAAAGATGATGCAGATACTTGCATCTTAGATAAAGTAGTTTCTATATTTAAAACACTATCTCCTTATGAAATGGAGTTATTCCAGTTACACTTTGGTTTGCTTATAAATGAAAATGGAACTAAGAATATAGAGAAGTTATCTATGGATAAGTTAGCTAAGATAGTTGGAAGCAGTAAAGGACATATCTTCTATAAAATGAAGCAGATTAAACGTAAGTTTAGAAATGAATTAGGTGAAGATGCTTTAGATTACTTTAATGAAGAATATGACAGAATTAAACACTCTTAAATACTACGCAGAAATGGACTTAACAGATAAACATATTAGATGGTGCTGGAAGAATAATTGGTTTGTAGACATTGTTCCTATGAGTGGACAAGATGGTGCTAAATATCCAAGAGTTAAAGTAGAACTGCATCAGAGAACAGATAATGGTACAAGACTAATGCAAGTAGGTAGTGATGTATTTGAACAGAAAACTGCATCAGATAAAATATTAATAGCAAACGAAGTAAATAGAGTATATAAACTTGTTTACAATAAACACAATAAATAATGATAGAATTAGAATTAATTAGTTTTGAAAAGCGAAAAATAAATGGTAGGTACTTGGCTGTTTACACAAACACAAGTTCATTAGATTTTATTATTCAATTTGAAAAGTATTTTGATGATAAAGTTCCACCTATGAAAGCAAATCTTGATTACTTAATAAATAAAAAATAATGAAAGACGATAAATACTATTTAAAGTTAGAAGCTAAGGATTATTTTAACACCTTAGATAAAAGAAGTAGAGAGTACAGAGATTATAAGGAATGGAAAGTTAACGTACAAGACAAATTATACGATAAGTTAAAATCTAATATAGAATCTAAATCTACTGTAGGATTAGGTGATGTAGTAGAGTCTATAACTAAATCTACTGGTATTAAGAAAGTAGTAGAAGCTATTACAGATGATTGTGGTTGTGATGAACGTAAAGAGAAGTTTAATAAGATTGGATTATGGAAGCGTAGAAAGGTTAACTGTATAGAACAAGAAGATTATGTATGGTTAAAAGAGTTTTTGGTTAAAATACCATCTAAATTAACTTTTGAAGTACGAGACAGGTTGACGTCAATCTATAACCACGTTTTTGGAACAAAAGTAAAAAATACAAGTTGTTACTCCTGTATGAAACGTTACATAGATAATCTAAGAAATTATTTGCAAGTTTACGAAAGTTAATGTATATTTGCTAAAACATTAATATGAAAGCAATTATAGATGCGGATAGTTTAATATTCGGTTCTTGTTTCAATGTAGTTAATCTATATGAAGCTACTGAAAAATTTAACAATGCCTTAGAGTCTGTTTTTACGGATTTAAGCGAGTATTGTCAAGTTAGTGAGTACATTATATGTAGTGGTGGAGATAATACTCTTAGGAGGTCTATAAATCCCTCTTACAAGATGAATAGAACTCAAGAAAGACCAACATACTTATCAGACTTACATAAAGAAGTGAGAATTAGTTATGACAGTAAGTTTAAGGAAGGCTATGAAACTGATGATGTAGTTGCTTCATTGTGGCAAGAGGAAGTTGATAAGAATGGTGAAGATAATGTTATAATAGTTGCCAATGATAAGGATTACAAGCAGTTCCCTTGTTGGTATTTTGACACTTACTATAAGCGTAGGACTCTAGATAAGATAGAGCCTTTTGAGGCTGATTATAACTTTTATACTCAGATGGTTGTTGGAGATACTGCTGATAATATTAAATATTTTAAAGGAAAGGGAAAGGCTTATGCTAAGAAACGTTTTTCAGAGATTTATACTACTTATGGTTTATTTAGGAGTACTTACTATCTATTCCTTGAAGAATTTGGTAAGGAAGCTAAAGAAAAGTTTCACGAGAGTTATTCGTTATTAAGATTAAGAACAGATATTTTTAAATAAACAATTAAATGAAAGATTTTAGACCACGATTAAAAGGAAAGAAAAAAGAAATGTATAATTCTTGGACAAAAGAAGAAAGCAGAGTGTTAATTATAGGTGATACACATTGTCCTTTTGATTTAGACACTTACTTAGACTTTTTAGTTGATACTTATAATCATTATAACTGTAATAAAATTATTCATATTGGAGATGAAATAGATAATCATTTTAGTTCTTATCACGAAACTGATGCTGATGGAATGGGTGGTGGAGATGAATTAGATTTAGCAATAAGCAGATTAAACAGGTACTATAAAGTATTTCCAAATGTTGAGGTAATTATAGGTAATCATACAAGAATGGTGGCTCGTAAAGCACAAACAGGTGGCATACCTAAGAAGTGGATAAGAGATTATAATGAAGTGTTAGAAGTTCCTAATTGGCAGTTTAAGGTTTCTACAGAAATTGATGGTGTTAAATATATACACGGAGAAGCTGGTACTGCAAGGACTCGCTCTAAGAAAGATATGAAGTCTACTGTGCAAGGTCATTTACACTCTCAATTATATTCTGAGTACAATGTAGGTGATAATGTAAGGGTGTTTGGTATGCAAGTGGGTTGTGGTATAGACCACGTC